CTAGCTCATCTGTGCCAGCAGCTTGTGCAGGTAGTCGTCGTCCATCGAAGCCGTCAGCCGTATTTCGTCTTCGGGCGTCAGCGACATGAATTCACGGACTGGAATACGCGCGGTCCCAAATTCATGGTCTGCCGCGTATTCCAGGTCCGTGCCGAGGGTCAGTGTGTCGCCCTGCTGCCGGAAGATGCTACCCTCGACGCCCGGCTCGCTGGCCGACGCCGCCGCCATCAGAGCGCCGGTGTCAATCAGGGGGCCGCTTTCGTGGTTCACCTTCCGCATCGCCCTCGACCAGGCCGTGATGTCCGGCCACTTGTCCGGCCGTCCGCCCTGCTCAAAGTTTTCGCGGATGCCCTCGCCTGCGATCTTCGCGCCTTCGGCCCCGAGCCACACCTGCGGGTTATCCAGCCCCAGCGCAAGGCCCGTCAGCTCCGTTTCCAGCTTGTCGCCGCCGAGAATGTCTAATCCAAGCATTTCTAATCCAAGCATTTCTAATCCAAGCATTTCTAATCCAAGCATTTCTAATCCAAGCATTCGCGGTTTTGTCACCAGGGATAAGCGATTACGGCGAGGTACACCAGCACGTCGGCGACCTGCTGCGGGTGAAGCGGGCTGCCGATGCGGTAGTCACGCCGCGCCCCCGCCGGGCCGAGAGAGACCCGCATATTCTCCTGCACGACGCCGACCGCCGCCGCGCCGAAGAAGAGGGCGAGCGGCGGCTTGGCCCCGGCACCGTCTTCGCCGGTCAGCCCCCCGATGATCGCCTTCACGTCCTGGTCCTGGAACGCCTTCAGCGGCAGCCCGGCGACGTCAACGAGCAGTGCCCCGTCCACCCCGTACACGCTCGACCCGTACAGCATGACCTTCTGCGTGAACGTGTCCTGCGCGCGCTCCGCTTTGGCTTCGGGAGGTGTCAATTTAGTAGCAGCCTCCTCAATTTAGTAGCAGCCTCCTCAATTTAGTAGCAGCCTCCGCCGAACGGCCTGCGCCGCGCCGTGTTCGCCTTACGGATCACGGGCCGGGCATACGCATCCACTATCGCCAGAGGCACGACGCCCGGCGGCAGGATGACCTGGCTGTAATACTGGTTCGCCCAGCTCATCAGAACCCCGACGTCCCCGAGCAGCATCGCGTCATTGGTCTTAAAGCTGAAGCTGCCGACTTTGAAATCCTCGGTCTTCGCCGGGTTCGCCGCCGGCACGACCAGAGACGCCGCCTGGTAGATCAGCGCCAGGCGCAGGTTCTGGGTGCTCGCCGGGTCCAGCCGCGCCCAGTCGCACGGGATGCGCCGAGCGGCCTCGACCTGGGCCGCGCCGAGGTAGGGCGCGGAGGCGACAAGCGAGTCGGGCCACTCATCGGCGGACACGCCCGCCAGCGCGCGCACGGCGTCCATGTCGTGCGACGCCTGGCCTGGGGCGGGAGGGCCGAGCACGGAGCCGCCCGCACCGACGGATGCGGGCGGCGTACTGACGGCGTAGGAGTCTATCACTGCGGGGTTAGTGACGAGCCTTGCCCGCAGCGCCCCGGTAAAGCCGTCCGGAAGGGCGAACGTGCCGAGGTACTGGCCCGCGCCCATCTCGACCAGGCCCGCCGCCGAGTAGGGGGCCGAGGGGACGCCGAGCGTGTCCACGGCCTGCGCCTCGACCGCCTGGCCCGCGAAGTCGGCCCCGAAGTTAAAGACTTGTGTGACTCTCGGCACTGTTCAGCCTTTCAGGGCCAGCCAGATGTCGTTAGGCGAACACGGCACGTACTGGGCGCGGAGCCAGTACGGCAGGAACGCGCCGCCCGCTTCCAAGACCGCCTTGACGAACACGGAGCAGATGCGGGCCTTCCCCTTCCGCGCCCACCGCAGCCAGGGCGCGGGCAAAAGGCACGGGCTGATGTCGTGCAGGCCGATAAGCGCGTCCGTTCCCCAGGCATACCGGATGTAACGACAGGACAGGGCGGCCTCCTCGGCCCCCCGCGCGTCGGCCAGCGGCACGCGCACACGCCACCAATAGTCATCGGCCATGTCGCGGCGTGAATGCCAACCCGCGCCGGTCATCTCGTACAGCCACGGGCGGGGCCACTCCGGCGGGTCTACGGCCGCAAGTATGACGGCCACGTGGGAGGGCACGTCCGAGAGCGCCTGCCCCTTGCGGCGGCAGACGGCGCGGGTCAGCAGGTCATACCAGGCCCGCCCCCGGTAGAAGCAGACGACCGCGACGCCCGGTTGCGTTGTTTCACCGGCGACGCCCGGCAGCAACGTGTCACCCAATCTGCACCACCTGCGCTGACTGAAAAAACGGCACCATCACGGGCTTGCCCTGCGCATCCACCTGGGGCGTCTCGTCCGGGCTAACGCCGGGCGTGTCCTTGACGTTCTGCGCCAGATAGGTCAAGGCCGCTTCCGTCGCCGCGTCGTAGCCACCGGCCTGCACCGGGAAAGCCATGACCTGCGCGTACAAGGCCGGGTCGATGGACATGTGGTGCTGGCCCCCCTGAACGGGCGTGTCCCCGGCGGCAAGCGCGGCGGGCGAGTGATAGGCTACCCAGTCCACGCCGCCCGTCTTGTCCAGGTTGTCCATGATGACCGTGCCGGGGAGCCACACGGCGGCGGGGTGATTATCACCGGCAGGGTCTTGGAACGGCATGGCGAGAGCGTTGATGGACATGAATACGCCTTAGTTTCCGACCGTCCTAGTTTCCGACCGTCCTAGTTTCCGACCGTCCTAGTTTCCGACCGTCCTAGTTTCCGACCGTCCTAGTTTCCGACCGTCGCCCCGGTGCTGTCAGAGTATCCCACAACAATTCCGCCCGAGACATGGATGCCGGTATTCGTGGTCGGTATCGTGCCGGTATAGCCAGGCGTGTCGGTCGTGCCGGAGCGGACGCCGAACCCCTGCGCGTATGCCTTGCCCGCCGCCGTCGTGTGGCTCAAAACCGTGCCGGTGCTGGTCTGTAACTGCTCTGCGTCGGCGGTCTGGCCGGATGCCTCTACAATCACCACCCCGGCGACAGACGGCGACGGGCAAGTTCGCTGGAAAGGCCCGGCGTTGACAACCCGGAATGCCTCTGACCATGCACTACCGTTCCAAGTAGAAAAAACTAAATCATTGCTTATTGCAGCGCCCGGCACGTTCAATCCGAAAGACGTTGCCGCAGATGGGGTGCTGTCTTTGTAGACTTCAATATCAGCCCCATTATTGGTTCCTGGGGCCGAACTAGGAAGCACTGTTAAGTTCTGCCCGACTTCTAAACCGTGATACGTCTGATATGCAGACGGGGCAGGATTGTAAAACACGCCTCTGCCTAAAGCGTCTATTTTAGCAAACGAGGTAGCACCCTGTTTCACCCGCACCGCATTCCCCGTCGCCCCGCTCGGCATCGTCACGCTGATGCCGTTCTCCGCCGCGCCGCTCGGGTTGACACTCAGCCGCGAACCCGCGTCCACGGCCCCGCCCACGGCCATCTGACTGCCGTTCGTGCCGTAGGGCAGCGTCACGGGCGTCCAGGCGAAGCCCCCGACGGGTAGGGCGATGGAGGCGGGCACTTGGCTGGGGCCATTAGGCTTGGGCACGGGCGCGCCGACGCTGCTGGCCCTTGCCTGCGAGGGGAGGGCCAGCAGCAGCGAGAGGGCGGCAAGCGACGCCATGAGGGGCGCTATTCTGAGTTGCTTAGGTCTGAGTTGTCTGAGCATCTCGGTTCCTTACGCGATGAGGGTCCAGGCCGCATTGCCGGTGTTTTCGATTGTCAGCGACTCGCCCGGCTGCAAAACATACGTCTGGGCGGGCGCGGGGTTCAGGGCCGAGACAGGCCCGGAAATCGTCTCGCCGCTCTGGGCCGAGACCGTCAGGTTGGCCGTCGAGCCGTTGTCGTTTGAGACCGACAGGATGACGCCTCGCCCGGCCTGGTTGGCAGTAAACAGGAAATCCGTCGTCGCCGCCGTCAGTGTCCGGTGGACGATCACCTGGTCGATGGTCGCGGGCGGCACGGCCAGCGGCGCGGCCAGCGTGTTGCCGGCCTGCTGAGAGGTGAGGAGCTGGAGCCGCGTGGCGGCGGGCGTGGATTTTATGTAGGTCATAGGACTGCCATATTTCATTGGTTAGGTCATAGGACTGCCATATTTCATTGGTCCGGGGGCTTATCGGCGCTGGCGGCGGGCGTCTTCGCCGCCGCCAGTGCCTTCGCCACGGCGGCGTCCACAATGCCCTGCTGGCCGGACTTGCCCGCCTCGGCCTGCTTCGCCAGGGCCTGCGACACGATCCTCTGGACGTCCTCTTCGGTGTAGCCGGACGGCGCTCCGTCCCCGGCCTGCCCCTGGGCCGAGGTCTGCCCCACCAGCGCGGCGAGGTCCTTCAGGGACACCTTCTCATCGCCTGCGGGCTTGTTGTCCGGGTTGTCGATGTGGTCCGGGTGGGACGGGTCGTTCCTGGGCGTGCCCGAAAAGTCCGGCACTTCTTCCAGGATGCCCTCGCGGATTTTATCCTTGATGTAGGCGTTCTGGGCGACCTGGAAGGCGACGGGCTTGCCGTCCTTGCCCGCCGTGATCACCACGTCCGGCCCGTGCGGGTGGGCGGGGTCGTTGTCGGTGCAGATGGCCTGCGAGAAGGCGGCGGTCAGAGCGACCAAGATCATTTTAACGGCCATGTGTTTTCTCCGGCCCTCCCCAATTGGGGAGGGCCTCCAGGTACGGGATTAGGCGTTCAGCTACGCATTCAGATTCAGCGTCCGGCAGGCGTCGGCCAAGATCTTGTCATGGCCGACGACCTCGGTGATGACGATCTCGTTGAACTGCTGGGAGATCCACTTGTTCGTCTCGGTCATGGTGCCGCCGATCTCGTTGAGCTGCTCCAGGCCGAACCGCTTGTCCAGCCCGAACAGGATGCCGGGCGTCATCGAGGGCAGGTAGATCAGGCGAATGTTGTTGAACAGGCCCTGGGGCAGTTCCAAGTTGTTCTCGACGGGGCCGGGCCGCAGCAAGGTGAACACGTTCTGGGCGTTCAAACCGGGCATCGCCATCGTCAGGATGCTCACGATCTCGTTTTTGCCGCCCACCACGGTCGTCAGGTCGTAGGGGTAGAACGAGAGCTGCCACTGGAGCCACGCCTTGTAGGTCAGAGTGCCGGGCGCGGTGGCGGGGTCAAGCGCCGTCAGGTTCGAGTTAATGGCCGGATTGCCGTTGCCGTCGCCGTTGATGCCGACGTCGATGGCGCTTGCGGCCTTGTCCAGGCCCGCCTGCAAGGCGATCTGCGAGACCAGGATGCTGAAAAGGTCGATGCGGATGCGGCGCAGGGCCTCATAGGTGATCTTGAGCGACCGCCCGTACTTGAACAGGTTCGCGACCTGCTCCTTCTCGCGGATCGTCGTCGGCGGGATCTCGGCCCCCTGGGCGACGCGGGCCATCTGGCGGTACTGGATGTTGCCGGTGAACGGGGAGGGAATGTCGAGGTAGGGCATCCGCACCGCCGCGCCGTCCACGGGCGTGTAGTTTGCGATCAGCTCGTCCAGCACGTCGAGCTGCACGAGCGGGGCGCGCAGCGTCCGGTTGATGAACTCGGGGAACAGGATCGGGCTGAACGGCTGGTCGCTCGCGAAGAAGCGCTCCATCGTGTGGCAGTAGACGCCCGCCTTCTCATCGCTCGCCGTGCGGATGTTGCAGTGGCGCAGCAGCTCCTCGTAGGGGTCCAGGCCGTCGTCGCTGCGGATCTGGCCCTCGGCGTTCGCTTTGAACGCGCCCGACTCCAGTGCCCGCTCGGCGATCCAGGTGGAGAACGGCACCTTGTCCTTGGCCGCCTCCTTGTAGAGCTGCATGCCGCGCTCGGGGTGGGCGTCGAACGCGCGGAACGTATCCAGAAATCCTTCAATCACTTCGGGCATAATGCGCTCCCTTCAAGCCTTTAGGGCTTCTACAAGATCTCGTTTACAAGATCTCGTTTACAAGATCTCGACGATGCAGGTCAATCCGGCGGTGTCCACCGACGCGACCACGTTGTTGCCGGACGCGGCCTTGACGACCTTGCCGGTCCCGTCCACGTTGACGGGCTGGCCGATGACGGGGGCCGTGACGTCATTCAGCGGGTAGGCGAGGGTCATGTATCCCTCGTCCTGGACCGTCACGTTCAGGTCCGCCTCGACGGCCTTGAGCCTCCCGATCAGCGGATTGCCGGTCGCCCCCAGCCCCACCTGGCCGTTGCCGACGAGCGTCACGGCCAGCCCGATCTGGGGCGAGTGGTTCATGCCGTAGGTCGGCACCTGGCTGAAGGTGACCGTCCCGTCGCTCTTGAAGGTCGAGCCGTGGTAGTTCAGCTCGTCGTAAAACCGGATGTCACGCGGGTTCGACATGATGCAGTCTCCTGGCCGCCGGGCGGCCCGTCTTGATTAGCGGCCCGTGGTCTTGATTAGCGGCCCGTGGTCTTGATTAGCGGCCCGTGGTCTTGATTAGCGGCCCGTCTTGAAGTGGCGGGCGGGCGGGGCCTTTTTGGTCGCCCCCTCACCGCCCTCGAATCCGTGGATGGGGACCGTCTGACGCCCGCCCGTCCCGAGCGGCTTGCCGTCTTTGTCCAGCCCCGAGAGGCGCTGCCGGGCCTGACCGTCCCAGTCGTCGCGCATGGCCTTGATGTCGGCCACGCTGCGGACCGGGTCCCCCAGGATCTTCTCGTACACGGCTTTCGAGAAGTGCTCGCCCTGGGCGCGGACGCCCGCCGCGAGCGCGTCCTTGATCAGGTCCTTGCGGTACGCCCGCCCGTCCTCGCCGTCGGCCTTCAGGGCGCGCGCCTGCTCCACGGTTTCGACGCCCGCCGCGCGGAACTGGGCCAGCAGCTCGGCGTCACCAGCGGCGATCACGAGCGACCGCTCCATGCCGGCCAGGACCGGCTCGACGTCGGTGCTATCGTCGGCCATCTCGCCGCGCGCCGTCTCCAGCGCCTTCAGGACGTCGCCCGGCAGCTTCTGGCCCGAACGCACGATCACGGCGTCCAGCAGTTTTTTCGCGTTCATGTCGTCTCCCCCTTGCCCCCGGCGGGCGGCTTCACTTTTGCGGGCGCTGTCGTTTTCGTCGGTCTTGCTTTCGTCGGTCTTGCTTTCGTCGGTCTTGCTTTCGTCGGTCTTGCCCGGCAGGCTGTAGAATGTGCGGTCCCCGCTGAGCGCCATCCGGTAGTGCTCCTCCAGGTAGCCGACTTCCCGCGCCCCGATCAGATTCTCGACGATGGCCTGCTCCGTCTTGTCCAGGGCCGACCGGGAGAACATCGCCCCCGGCGTGGACCCGGCGGCGACCCCGGAGAACTCCTGGAGCCGCGCGCCCCTCACGGTGTAGGTGGCGATCTTGCCGTTCTCGGTCTTGCGGCTGGTGCCGGGGATGTGGGGGCAGGCCGCGTAGTCGCGGATGTCGCCCCCGCACACGTCGCAGACCGACTTCCCGCCGTAGAAGCCGACCGAGCCGTCCCGGACGGTGCCGCCGTCCACGGAGCGCATCATGTCGTCCGTGCCGAGCGAGGCGTCGCCGTTCGGCTTCAGCCCCCGGAGCATATAGATTCCGGCCCTGGCTGACTTGCGCGCCGCCGCGCCGGTCCCCGTGCCACTGCCCTCGTCATAGGCACCCTCGTAGGTGTGCCCCAGCGGCAGCTCCCCGCCCATGCGCCCCATCCGGTGCGAGTTCATGAACGGCACGCCCGTCCCCGCGTCCGAGGCGAAGTTTTTGAGCGTCGCCTCGTCCATGCGCGAGAAGTGGGAGTCCAGGGCGTCCGTGCTCATCACGGCGGGAAAGATGTGCAGGCCATCCGCCGTCTGGGGCGTCCGCGCGTGCTTGCGGTTGATGACCTTGACGGCCCGGTCCAGGGCGGCGGCGTGGTCGTCCTCCGTCATCGCCTCGAAGCGCGCGCGGGCGAGCGTGTCGCCCTCGGCCATCGCCCCCACGTAGCGTTCCAGCGGCGTCTGCGTCATCAGCGTGTGCCCTCCGCCCGCGCCGGGCGCGTCTCAACCCGCAGCTTCGGGAGCGGCTTGCCCGTGTTCTCCCCCAGCGCCTTCCGGCCCTCTTCCGTCAGGCTGACGACGGTTTCAACCGCCGCCAGTTCGCCCTTTACGATCTCCGCAGCGTCTTTCAAATCATTGGCCTGCGCCGAAATGCCATGCAGGCACGCCGCGCAGACGAGCGTGTTCGCGCCGTCCCGCTGCTGCGTCACGACGGGCTGAAACTGCCGGCAGCCTTCGCAGTGGACGCGCTTCTTGTCAGGCGAGAACTTCAAGCTCATCTTCAAGCTCATCTTCAGCCTCGGTTTTCTTTTCCTGCCACATTCGGCTAAACAGGGTTTCAAGATCATCTTCGGACAGGCTGCGGGAGGCGGCGGGCGCTTCCGCAGACGGTGCCTGGACCGGCGGGACCACGCTCGCAAGGATGCCGGCGACGGGCGGGCCGACGGCGGCGCTGCCGGTGATCTCGATGCTGCTCTCGTCGTGCGACTGGTAGCCCAGGGCTTCCTTCAGGGCGGCGTTGATGATCTCTTTGTTCTCGGCGTTCGCCACCAGCAGCCGGTTCGCCGTCTTGATGGCGGCGAACTCGCACGTCACCTGGCACTGGCGGCCCATCAGCTCAAGGTACAGCTTGAAGAACGCCGCCATGACGCTCGTGATGGCCTCCTGGGCCGAGGCGATCCCCTCGGCGAAGATTTCGAACTGGACTGAGCCGTGGGTTTCGGTCGTGCCCTCGTTCGAGGCCATCAGGATCGGCATCATCTTCAGCGCCTTGATGATGCGCCGCTCGATGGCGCGGGACAGCGGCGTCACAAGCCCCAGGATGTTCGTGCCGCTCTTGGCCGAGACGATGTCGACCTCCACACTGTCGAACTGAATGAATGCGTCCTCGGGTGCCAGGTCGTTGAACGCCGCCGTCACTTCGTCGAGCCGGTCGTCAAGCCACGCCCCGTATTTATTCGGGTCGTTCTTGATGGGAGCCGGGCAGGTTTTCGCCAGGATTTCCTCGATGACCTTGACGGTGTATTTCGGGGTGCCGACGCCGTGGACGATCTTCTTAAGGTCCGCGAGGAACTGGATGTCGAAGAAGACCTCGTTGATGACCGTCGCTGAGGGGATGCGCCCGTAGGGGTCGTCAATCGTCGGGTCGCAGGGGACGTACTGGACCAGAAGGTCATTCAAGCGTCGGTAGCCGCCCGCCGAAGCTCCGGGAACACCTTTGGCGGCGATCGTACTCTTGGCGGCGATCGTACTCTTGGCGGCGATCGTACTGGCCGCGGCTTTCGCGCCCGGCGACAATGCCTGGTAGAGCTGCTGCTGGAACATGACCAGCTCCTGGCTTGCGGCGTCGCGGTCAAACTGGATCGTGAACGGGTTGACCGGGAACAGGTCGAGCACGTCCTTCAGGTCGTCGGTCAGGGCCATCTCCATGCACACCGCGCCGAACAGGTACCACGACAGCATGAGCTGGATGTGGACTGATTTCAGGCCGCCGGCCTTCCTGTTCAGGCGCGGCACAATCGCGTCGAGGAGCACCTTGCTTTCCGGGTCTTCGTCCCCCGCCGGCGTGTGGACCGAGTAGGAGAACGCCTTCGTGCCGAGTCTGAGCACGTTCCAAAGGGCGAGGCCGACGTCGGTGTGACTGTCGGCGAGGATCTGCATGAGCTGCCAGGGCGCGAAGTCCTCGGGCCGGTAGCGTAAGAGGTCGAGGCCGGCGAGCATCCGGCGCGGCACGAACGCATACGGCATCCCGCCGAACGGGTTGACGTTCTGCGGCTGGGTCTGCCGCCCGCCCGCGCCCTTCAGGAGTATGCGCCTGACGCTAACGGCTTCAGTCCTGTTTTCTTGTTCAGTCGTGTTTTCTTGTGCCGCGTTAGCGTCTGGCATCAGGTCTCTTATTCCAGCCGCTCGCGCCCCGGATCACGGGACGCGCCGAGCCGGTCCACTCTTCGTCGTCGGTGATGGCGTCCGCGTGGGCCACGACGTAGCGGGCGTCGTCGAGGCCGTGGTCGTTCTTCTTGACGGGGGCCTCGCCCTTCTTCTGGCCGTTGGTCACGTCCCAGACGTAGCCACCGATCTCTTCCTCGGTGCAGGTCGGCTTGTTCGCTTCCCTCAGCTCCGCATCCACTTCGTAGAGGGAGTCGCGCAAAAACAGCAGGCGAGGCTTTCCGTCGCCGGCTGGGCGGAGCCGGCTTGCGACCGCCTGGATGCCGGGCGAAACGTCCTTGTAGGCCGCGGTCGTCGTCAGCCCGATCTTGCGCTCCAGGGTCGCCCGATCCTCGGCGTCGTGGTCGCAGACGATGGCAATCGGCGGCGGGTCGCCTTCGCTAGCGCGCTTGATGTCCTCGGCGTGGTCCTCGACCAGCCCATGCGTCTTGTATATCTCGCGGTAGCGCAGCAGCCGCCCGTCCGGGTCCTGCGCCCAGGCCTGCCAGACGAAGGGGTTGGTGTAGCCGAAGTCCACGCCCCAGAGGCGCGGCCAGTCATCGGGGATGCCGTGCTGGAGGCCGTAGCGCGGGTCATCGCGGTGGATGAGGTGGACGGCGGGATCGTAGCCGTCGTAGATCATGCCCTCGGCGGCCACCCACAGCCCCTTGCGGAGCCGGGAGAAGCGCACGCCCGTCAGCGCGTCGAGCTTGGCGAGGTAGTCATCCGTGACCGACGGATTGTCCTCGTGGCGGCTTTCGATCAGGCGCGTCTGGCCGCTGTCGGCGCGGCGCTTCAGCCAGTGGGTCGGGGCGTCAGGGTTGGTGTCGCCGAAGAGCTGCTGGTAGGGCATGACGCCGTTCCGCAGGCGGGTCGTGCAGGCCTCCCAGTCGTTCTCCTCAAGCTCGATAGCCTCCTGGACGTAGATCATGTCGTACTCGGTGGACATGACCTTCTGCGCTTTATCGAGGCCGCCGACGATGATCTCCGAGCCGTTCGGGTAGTGGTAGCCCTGGCGCATCCGGCGCTGGCTGCCGCCGCAGATCGCGCTGCCCTCCGGGAGCACCTTGTCCTCGTAGGTGACAAGGGCCGCTTCCGTCAGGCTCTCGCGCGTCTTTCGGACGATCAGGCCGCGCATCCCCGGATACTTCAGGGCGCACAGGTGGAGCTTTTCCAGGCAGGCGCGGCTCTTGCCGGTGCCGGCGGGGCCGCTCATCACGACCTCGCCGTCACGGGCGAGCATGACCTCCAGGCCCCCGCCATAGGGCTGGTAGGGGCGGTTGGCGGGACTTAAATCAGACCTCGTCCGTATGCTAGGCGAACTGGAGCTAGACGGCTTCGGTATCGAAGCCGATGTAGGCTTTGATCGTCTCGCCGCCGCTTGTGATGTCGGCACTGTCTCCCCACTCCTCGCGGCGGCGGCGTTTCAGCCATTCGAGCGCCGCCCGCCATTCTGTTGCGGCGGCCGCTGTGAGAAGTGTCGTCATCTTGACCGCCGCGTATGCCTCCGCGCTTTCGATAAGAGCCGCAAAATCCGCATTACTGCGAACCCAACGCACGAGGGTGTCTGGGGAAATCCCTACGCTTCCCGCTGAGTCTTTACGGGTGCAGCCGCTGCGCAAGAGAGTAGCGATCTGCTCGGCTTTTTTGTCATCATATTTTGTGGGACGCGCCATCTTTGAATGTGTGGGTTATGATTGGAGAATGTGTGGGTTATGATTGGAGAATGTGTGGGTTATGATTGGAGCGAGTGGGTCGGTTCGACACGCCATCTCCGGGCTGGAAACCCGGCATCTTGCTTAGAAGACACTCGCATGGACCAAGGTTGTTTAACGGCAACAGTTGACAACAAGCGCCGTTTGTGTCATAATAATCTATGGCAAACATTCATATCGCCTTTGTGCGAAAACCCACCGCGCGCCTGCTTCTGTCCGGCGCGCAGACTTGCGAAAGCAGGCTCTCCATTCGCCTGCACCCTGCCGCTGGCACTGGTCCAGGAGACGGGCTGATATTCAAATGCGGCGATGGAGTCGGTCTTGCCCGCGTGTCTCGCGTGGAGAATTACACCGACCTGCTCCCTTCGGACGTACAAGCCCTGTCAGAACTCTACACGCGCGAAGTGGACGGCCCGCGCCCCGATCCAGAATACTGGGCATCAAAGGGACGGGCGCGCTATGCCACTTTTTTGCACCTGGAATGCGTGGAGTCGGTGCATATCCCCTCGCGTCTGCTGCCGACGACGATGTTTGCTTGGATACAAGACTTCGCCCCGTCGGCAGAAGTCAAGGCAGCGATACAGGCGTCACGACAAGGCCGTCTGTCAATGGATACACCCACTTTCGGCGACTGACGCGGTGCGTCTCCCGCACTTGCAGGTTTTTAAGCCCGCCGCGTTTAGAAACCGCCTGCTTGGAAAGCGTTTGCCCGTCGGCAAGAGTCACATGGCTGCTATAGGTATGCGCCTGTTGCGGCACCCACCCTGCCGCACGATACGCAGTCGCCGCCTCGTCAGAGTCGCAGTATGTTAGGAGCATCTTCAGGTGCGGATATTGGTTACGGACAAGGCGCACGGCGACGCCGAGAATCCGGCTCTCGCTGTTGGCAGGCGGCACGTCCGATACCCACATCTTACGCAGCTCCAAAGCGTCGTAGAGCCGGAGTCCATAGGCTTGCACGGCGAGATTAACACAGGGGGCACCCCAGGTCAAAACCCCTTGCAGTCTTGCATCCCAGAACACGCCCAAGGCGAAGGAAAAGCCCAAGGCGAAGGAAAAGCCCAACCCTTTTCCAAGCGGATGGTGCTTTTCTAGAAAAGCACTCGCCCGCGTATTACTCACGAGGCTGAGTCTGAGCAATCGTTTTAATTCGCTCAAGCACCTGTCCTCCGCCGCGCTTCGGGTCTATCGGGTCGGGGCCGCTTTCGCCAATGAAACTTTTGATTGCATCCTCGTCCGTCTCATCATACCAAAGGGTCATCGCGTGCTTTGTGTTAGGGGTAATAGAGGGGAACTCATCAGGGCTAGCCAGGTCGGCGATCAACTGGTCAAGCGCGCCCCCGTCAAACCCCGTCCCCGCCAAGCCCTTGTCCGTCGCCGCGAGTTCCGACAGCAGCTCCGCCAGGGCGTCCGGGTCGTCGTTGCCGAGCCTCGCGGTTCGGTTGTCCGCGAGCAAGATGCGCAGGGCGGCCTCGTCGTCCACGTCCACCCAGGTCACGGGCAGCTCGGAATAGCCGAGTTCTTTGGCGGCGGCATAGCGGTGGTTCCCGGCGAGGATCTTACGGGTTCCGCGTTGCACGACGAGCGCGCCGAAGAAGCCGTTCGCCGCGATGCTCTCGTGGATGGCCCCGAAGTCGCCGTGGTTGACGTTGCGTTCGTGGACGATGAGCCGCGAGATCGGGACCATCTCGAAATCGCCCGCAGTATTCAGGTGTCGGGGCATGTTCTATCCCTGATGATTTGTCGCCAATTGGGGACGCTCAGACGTTTGCAAGATTTAGGCATTTGCGAGGTCGCGGTAGCGCGGGCGAATGCTGGACCCGTCGCGGCGCGTGAGGGTGCCCATCGGCAGCATCTTGGCGACCAGCCCCCGGTCATGGTTTGAGACCTTGCTCGGCGCTTGGAGGATGCGGTCCGCCAGCTCGCCGATGTCCACGGGCCAGCGGCAGCCGCCGGCGCTGGCAACATGGCCGTGGCACCCGACAGCGGGATCGGCAACAGCTGCAGATCGCACGGCTTTGAGTGCGTTCTTTTTGTCTTTCTTCGTCTGACGGTTCAACGGGTTTCTCCCAAAGGTAGGGTAAGCGAAAAAAGGCGGGGCAAACAAAAATCCAGCCGTAGCAGTAGCTACGCTGGATTCCCACGGGGTTTATGATCGCCGTAGACATAATCTACAACGGGCCGCCCGCAACCGGCACAAAAGGATGTACAGCCATGATAGAGCAGGATACGTTCTGCTGTCAAGGGATTTGGCGAAAATGGCACTAAAATCGTTGCGGCCGGCTCAGGTGATGGCACGAGATCTGAAATCCTGGAGGTGAAATTACGCTTTACGGGATAGCCTCGACACCGGATGCAGGCCAGATTTGGTCAGTATCTCAAACGCCCGCCCTTCACGGGTTTCCGACTCCCCCTGAGAGATGTGCAGCAGGCACAGCGGGTGGTGGCCGCCGTGGCAGATGCTGTTGACCGCGAACTTCTTTTTGGGTTTCCAGGTGTCGCAAAGAGAACAGTAGCGATAGCCGGCCTCGAACTCATGGGGCAAAAGGTTTCTCAATGATTGGTTCCTAACCCTTCTTCCCGGCTTGCCTGCTCCATCAGCAGGGCGTCGGGTTCCATCAGCAGGGCGTCGGGTTCCATCAGCAGGGCGTCGGGTTCCATCAGCAGGGCGTCGGGTTCCATCAGCAGGGCGTCGCGTAGCTTCTCCCAGTTGCGGCGCGGGCCGACCGGCATCAGCATCGGGTCGCCAGCTTTCTCAAGGGCGGGGGCGTGGCACGAAAACTGCTGCCGGAAACGCGCCGTCGCTTCAGCTTTGACCTGCTCCCGCTTGTCCTCGGTCAAGTCGTCCCAGGCGGCCTGAAGAGCCGCCTGGCCGGCCTCCTCGGCCCGGCGATCTGCGTCCTCACGCTCCTCCGCCTCCCGGTCCCGCTGTGCGGATCGCTCCAATCGGTGCTGCTGCTCCGCCTCGCGCTGCTTCGCCTGGCTGTAGCTCGCCGGGACGGCCCACCCGTCCTCGATGGATTTCACCAGCGTCGCGGCGGGGTCCCGGATCGGCTTTGGCGTACCGGCCTTCTCCCGGATTCGGTGCGGCAGCCACTCGACCTGGTGCCGGATCTGCTCACAGGTCCGCCGACGGCACAGCTCTTCGGCGGTCAGGTCCGAGACTCCCAAAGCCCGGAGGGAAGCAACAACAACCTCCCGGCACTCGGTGTCGGTACCGGCCGGGGCGGCGCGTTCCGGCTCTGGCGCGGGGCTAGGCTCCGGTGGGGAGGTAGGAGGGGTTGTTGTTGTGTTCGCTTCGCTGGGAAGGGACTCGGAAGGAAGGGAAGGGATAGGACTCGGAGGGAAGAGGGCATTGCTAACCGATGCTTGCGGCAATGCGGCTTGATGCTCGGAGTAATGCCCGTTTATGCTACTGGCATCTTGGAGCATTGCCGTTTGTGCATCGGATTGCGCCTGAGCATCGGTCCCCGGAGTCGTCCCGGTGGCCCGCTTACGCCCGGCGGCGTCCTGCTTTCCCCGCGTCGGGGTTTCTGGGGGGGCTTCGGCGTTGCCCCAGCGGACGTTGGCGGCGTTCTGCGCCTTCTGGGAGCGGGCGGGTGCCGTCACCGCCCACGGGTTATGTTCCGCCCAGTCGTGCAGGGACAGCGCGCCGTCCTCCGACCTGTCCAGCAGGCGCAGGTCCACCAGGGCGGCGATGAAGGGCATGATGTCGCCCCCGTAGTCGCAGGCGATCCCGATGTCGTCGGCATCCATGTTCGTCAGCGCACCCGACGGCCGTTCCTGGGCGGCGAAGGCCATGAGCTGCGCGTGGGCGAGTACGCCGTCCGCGCCCAAGCGGCGCTTGAGCTTCTGGACCTTCGGGTGCTTGAAGTAGCCGATGCTGAGGCGGAAATCCGAGTTCATGGCGCGCTTTCAATAAGGGTCGGTGTGACTGGCTGCGGTTCGGGAAGGTGCCGGCCTCGCGCAGCGCGAGGCCGGCCCCTGTGTCCGGGGACTGGCCCCTTGAGATCAGCCCCTAGCTCGTCGGCGCGACCGTGACCGGCACGGTGACGGCGGGGCCGCCCGCATCCGGCTGGGCGGTCCCCAGGACGACTTTACCGGCCTTCTTTTCGGCCTGGTCAGTGAACAGGTACATGACGTGGACGGCGTGGGCGAGCAGGTGGTTGTGATTGGCGGCGATCACGTCGCGGGCGACGGCTTCGACCTCGGGCGCGGGAGAATAGTTAACGGGCATCGGTTACGCCGCCTCCTGTGCGGCAACAATCTCCTGCGCGGCAACAATCTCCTGCGCGGCAACAATCTCCTGCGCGGCAACAATCTCCTGCGCGGCAACAATCTCCTGCGCGGCAACAATCTCCTGCGCGGCAAACAGTGACAGCGCGCCCTGGGACTGGGCCGCCCACGCGCGCGGGTTCAGCCAGAGGCACTCCCGGCGCGGACGCGCCCGGTCCGCGAAGACGGCCTTGCTGAACCTGTGCCAGTCCCCGTACAGGCCGTCGTAGAGGGGGCCGTCATAGCCGGACACGGCGGCCATGCCCTGAATCCCGTGCAGCACCTCGGCGAGCTGCGCGTGGTCGTCGTCGGTCATCTCATGCCGGTAGTCGTCGCGGCCGTCGCTCCGGGTGGACTTGACGTAAGGCGGGTCTAAATAGAAGAGCGAGTCCGGGCCGTCCAGATTTCTGATGACCTGGAGGGCGGGCCGGTTTTCCAGGACCACGCCCGCCAGCCCCCTTGTCACGGCCTCGATCACGTCCGGCCAGCGCGCCCAGTCGTGCGCGGGCGTCGTGAAAGAGTTGTAGGCGATGGCGCGGAAGCCGGTGTTGACGGCCAGGGCGTCCGGCGGGCGGACGCCCTGGCCGTGTCCTTTGTGCTTGCCGTCCCTGTTGATACGCCCGTTGAAGCCGACGCGCGGCGACTTCGCCCCGGCCCCGTTTGTCGAGAATCCCATCCAGGATCGCACCAGGAGCCGCCGGGCCGCCTCAATGGCGTCGCCCTTGGGCGGAGGCAGGAAGGCCGACTCGAACTCGCGCCGGGAGAACGGCGTCAGGCGGACGAGCCGGGCCAGCTCCGCCGCCGCTTCCGGGTGACGCAGGACGGCGAACAGGCCCACGACGTCGCCGTCGAGGTCGTTGATGACCTCGCCGAACGAGCGCGGCTTGGCGAGCAGGACGCTGGCCGCGCCGCAATACGGCTCGACGTAGATTTTGTGCGGCGGCAGGCGGGCGATCACCCAGGACGCGAGCCGGTACTTGCCGCCGTGGAATCTCAGCACGGGGCGACCCGGCGCGTCCGGCGTCGCCAGCAGTGAAGGCATCATGTCCCACCTCCGGCGACGTGAGTTTCTGGGGCGACGTGAGTTTCTGGGGCGACGTGAGTTTCTGGGGCGTTGTCCCCCTCCGCGTCAGGCAGGATGGCCTGGGCGATGGCGGCGTTGGCTTCGGCCACGCATTCCTGCACCTCGCCTTCGTCCACAGCGATGGTGTGCATCCGCTCTACGACCGAGACTAGGGCCGCGAGGGCGGTCAACATCCGGGGTGAGGCGGCGATCAGACGAGCATTGGCTTCCTGGACGCGAACCGCCTCCTTCGGGTCCATGTCCAGAGACCCGACGCCGGTCAGGTGGCCCCAACCGCGGATGTCGCAGACCTTCATGCCCCCGGCATAGACCGCGCGGGATTGATGACCGGCCTGCCAAGGGCCGGGCGTGTGCTTTGCTTCAGGCAAGGGCTTCCTCATGTCGGCGAATGCGAATTTGGCGTTGTCGAGCTTGCCGAGGGCCGACACGAGTGACCGCCGCTGGCGCTGCATGATGACCCGCTCCTCGGCGGATAGTACGCTCGGGTCGATCTCTTCCAGCATGATGGAGGCGGACGCCCTAAGCACGGCGCACTCGATCAGCGTCATCGGGGGCAGGGGCAGGATGGTTGCCTCTCGCGCCTCGGCCTCGGCAGTTCTCGCCTCGGCTTCGGCAGTTGGCGCGTGCTGCGTCTCAGAGGTTTTCGTCTCAGAGGTTGCAGATGGCGTGGGTGACACGGGCGTCCTCCTCTCCGGTCAGCGGGTCACAGCCGGGGCAGTAGAGGCCCGACCCGGCTACGGGCAGGACCCCGCACGAGCGACAGAACTTGGCGTCCATGTCTGAGGGGTCAACCTCCGTCCGGCCTATCTCTATCCGGCCCTCGGGCGCGGGGTACTCCCAGTCGCTCGGTGAATTGTTGTAGCAAGTGCCCATGCAGATCGGCTCGCCGCACCCGCACAACGGGGCCTCGTTGTTGACGTCCGGCGGCTCACTCTTATCGGCGGCTGTCTCCCTCGGCTCGCCGCCGTCGCCGATCTGGGGGCCGCACTGGTCGCACCAGGCCCGGCCCCGGACGGCCAGCTCGCCGCTCGACATCCGCACGGCCTGGCCTTCAAACCAGGGGCGCGCGCCGGCCTCGTCAAACGCGCCGTCCGTAACCGGCCCGCCGCACCCGGCGCAGGCCATGTCCGCGCCGTCGGCATATCCCTCGGACGTGCCGTTTTTTTCGCCTTCTGTCGGCACATCCGGCACGGCGGGGGCGGGGTAGGGAAGGTTCATCACCCGCCGCACTTCAGCGACGAGCGCCACGCCTTTGAGCGTGGGCGGCTCGTTGATGCCGCGCCCGCAGTCAAACCAAAAAGCGGGCGAGATGCCGCCTCGGTGATTGATGCTCTTTTGGCCCGGCCCGCTACTGCCGCCGTCATCGAGCATTTCGCCCAGGGCAATTTTAAGATCACGGTCACTGACACCTGACTCTCGCATTTCCTGGAGCCGCTCGTCCGCGCCGGCGACATGGTGCAGGGCGCGAATTAGTCCGGCGTCCTGCGTATCAGCCTCGCGCTTCGCCGCCCAGCGGGCGCGATCTTCATCGGTCGGGCCGTGCTTCCCAGGGGTTGAGATAGGGGAGGGCGTGTCCGGCCCTTCCGCGTTGGTCTCGGGCGCGTCCGGCCCGTCCTGGGCACTGGGGGACGGCGCCAGGAAGTGCAGCATCTGCGGCTCCGCGCCGTAGCCCAACTCGTCTATCTCGGTCCGCAGGGCGCACTCCACGCACAGCCGCAACAGGTCGCGGGCGGGCAGCTCGGCCAGGGCGGTCAGGATGGGGGCGAGGTCCGCCTCGTCCTCGGTGATCACCATGTCCAGGTCCACGGCGAGGTCGAGTGCGGCGGCGGCGTCCCGGATGATCACCTCCCGCGTCGAGAGGAAGATCGTCTTTGTCACGACCGCGAGCGCCTTAGCGTAGGACGTCCCCGGTGCGGCGAGGCCCACGGATTCCTCGGCGGCCATCACCCGTCGCACGGACGTAAGTGCGGGCAGGTTCGCCTCGAAGTGAGCACTCTCGGCATCGTCCCAGTCCTCTGACGTCAGGGGCGCAGCGGGATGGACCTTCGCCGCCTTCTCCTCGGCCTTCAGCCGGGTCAGCCGGTCCGGGTCCGTGCAGATCGTCACGATGCTCCCGTACACGTTCACATTCTGGTGGCACGGGCAGTCTTCGGTACAACCCTCGGGTACGGAGTCCTGGGCGACATGGCCGCCGGACGTCGGGAAGACGTATCGATTCGGGAACTGCGAGAGAGGCGGCAGTCCGGCGGCCGGGGACGATACGGGAGGGGGCGAGGTTACCGGAACGTCCGCAGCAGGCTTTGCAGGCTCCGCATCGGCAGGGGCAGCGTCATCATCGGCAGGGGCAGCGTCATCATCGGCAGGGGCAGCGTCATCATCGGCAGGGGCAGCGTCATCCGCGCGGACGGACGCCGCAGAAGCTCCCGGAACGGGATCGTCACCAGCGCCCGATGCTCCGACGTCTGGAACGTCATCAGTTTCATGTCCCGCCGGCGCTTCCACCGCTTCCGCCGGATCGCCCGCCGGCACAGCCCCGCCCGTGCCATCGGCGGCGTTGTCGCCCTGTGGCGTCAGCGGGTCCATCAGATCCGCGTTAGTATCCATCAGCGTCGGGGGCGGGGCCGGCTTCGGGTGGCGCGTCTCGATCATACCTTCCATCGCCCGGACGGAGTAGCCGTTGTGCGCGGCCGTCAGCGCCGCGTCAATCACCTGACCTTCTCTCAGCCGGTCCATGACGCCGACGAGTATTTTGCCGTGCGAAAACGACAGCCGCCCGTCGCGGATCATCTTCTGCACCGAGTACGGCAGGCGGAGTAGGCGCATCGTGTTGGACACGCTGGACACGCTTCCGCCGCACTCGTTAACGATCCGCTCCTGGGTGTAGCCCATTTCCGTGAGCTGCTGGTAGCCCCGCGCCGCCTCCATCGGGTTGAGCTGCTCGCGCTGGAGGTTTTCGATCAGCGTCATCACCAGCGCGTCGGCGTCGGAGTCCACGTCTTTGACGAGGGCGGGGATGGAGGCAAGGCCGGCGAGATGTGCAGCCCGGAACCGCCGCTCCCCGGCGATGATGGCGTAGTGGTCTGCCGCATCTTCCATGAAGACCAGGCCGTTCGTTATCTCGCGGACAATAATCGGCTCCAGGACGCCGTGCGCGGCGATGCTGGCCGCAAGCGACTCCAATGCCTCCTGCTCAAACAGGCCGCGCGGATTGCTCTGCGAAGGCCGGATGTTTTCGAGCGGGATGTGCATGAGGTCCATGTCGGGCTGAGGGATGGGTGGTTTCCGCGCGGAAAGTTCTTTTTCGAGGATCGCCATCAGCTGTCACCGTGTCCCTTCCCGCCGCTCGCCGGCACGGCCAGCAGCGGTTCCGGCTCCGCGAAAGGGTCGAACTCCTCCGTCTCCGGGGCGGGCACGGCCTGAGCCTCATTGGCTTCGGCGACGCGCTCGGCCCGCGCCAGGAACTCGCGCAGGTCCCCCGTCTCCATCTCCGGCAGCCCGCCCTGGTCCGCGGCCTCCGCCTTGAACGCCTCGAACTGCTGGACCGTCATCGCCTTCATGACGCCGGCGACGCGCTCGCTCAGGCGCTTGCGCTCGGCCCGCTCCTCAGGCGGGTAGACACGCCGCTCCTCAGGCGGGTAGACACGCCGCTCCTCAGGCGGGTAGACACGCCGCTCCTCAGGCGGGTAGACACGGGCGGGCGGCGGGGCGTCGGCGACGCCCATCTCCTCCTGGCTCGTCAGCGCGACGTCGAAGGCGCGGCGCAGCGCAAAGGACTCAGCCGTCTTTGCAGCCATGGCGCGGGGGTACTGCTTCCAGACCGGGCCGGCGCTCCGGTATTCGTCGATGTAGATGCGCCCGGCGGACGGGCGGCCCATGTCCTTGCGGTAGACATGGCACTCGCAGTATTCGCCGAGGCCGTCCGCGCCGTAGGTCGTCTCCATGCCGTCGAACACGCCTGAGACGTGCGCCTTGTGCATCAGCCCCTTGTGGGTGACGAAGCACTTGCCGTTAATCAGCACGACGTGGCCCATAATCGGGTCCAGGCCGTAGCGGTTGCCGATCAGGATCAGCATCTCCACCTGGGCGGGCGTGGTGTTGCGGTCCACCATGGCGCGCAGTATCTGGCGGTGCTCGTCGGTGATGATGGCGGGCAGCGCCTGGCCGCGCGGGGCGAGCTGGTGGTCGCCGCCGGATGCGGGCATTTTTTTGGCCGCGGCCACCTCTCTGGCCCCGTTGGTGCGTGTCATCTCAGTGGTGCGTGTCATCTCAGTGGTGCGTGTCATCTCAGTGGTGCGTGTCATCTCGGTGGTCATCGGATCGGCCCTTTCATTTTTTCGGACTAGGGACGGACACGTCCTCAAAAACGTGGAAGACGATATTGCCGGCCTGCTCCTCGAACTTCCGGCGCGGGTTGTTGCCGGGCACGATCTCGGCCAGCGGCAGGTGACGCAGCTCCGCGCGCGCCTGGGCGAGTCCGCCGCCCCCCGCCCCGAGGGCCCCCGGCGCTGCGCCTTCCGAAAAGGGTACTTCAGTCATAGTATTCAACAGCGTTGGAAACCCGCCCGGTTTTAACCGGGGGAGGAAACGCTGGCCTCCGTTCGTGGTACAAACTCAATGTGGTCGCGCTGCCTGATTTCAATGAAAAACGTACAGTCAGGATGCACGTCGTTGTCAGCCTCAATAATCTCCATTTCATCTGGGTCAACGCACCACGTTGTTCCGCCGTTGTGATTCAGGCGAGGATATACAAAAAGTGCTTCTTCGCCTATTTGCGTCGCTTCCCGAGCCTCTTTCACGGCTGTGATAAAGCCTAATACATCGTCCATCGTGTCAACCTTTCTGGCCGTCGCCACCCGGCGAAGCCGCACACTCAGTGACTCTTGCGCCCTTGCGGGGCAGAGAAGGAGGGAGGGGCAAGCAAAGCCCCCCAATTCATTGGGGCGGATATTTACTTGCGATGACCCCTCCGCTCCAGGTGCAGGACGTGGATGCGGGTGTGGACGCGCCCGATGATTCGGTAGCGGCTGCCCATCAGCGCCCGCGCGGCCGGCTCGGACAGGTCGCAGTCCGACCCGTGGCCGATCCGGTCGGCGACGGTGACGACGACGCGCCTGCCGCCCCGCGACGTCAGCTCAAGCCGCGTCCCCAGCGGCCAGCGGTTGCTGGCGCAGAACAGGCCGCGCCGGGCGTTTGCCGCATACGTCATGCCGTTCGCACACCGGGCCTGGTCATGGTAGCGGGCCGAGTCATGGTAGTAAGTTACACTCGGCATGAGTCGTCCCCCTGCTCCCGGCCCTCACCCTGTTGCCGCCCCTGGTGCCACACCACGCCCCCCAGGACGGCCAGGCCCGCCCCCCAGGCGATCAGCAGTGCCGGGAGGACGGCGACGCCGAACGCGGCGGACGTCAGCACGCAGCACGTTCCCCCCGCCGCCATGCCCGCCGCGCCCAGCCGGAAGTCGTGCCGCCTGGGGTCCGGCTTCGCAGAATCCTGTTCCCGCTCCTCCAGCACGTGGACGTACTCCGTCACCTCGCCGTCAGTTTTGTCGGAGATGGCGATGAAGGCAGCCAGCGAGGCCTCAAGCGAGAGGTGCACGCGCATCTCCGCGGGCGTCAGGCGGTCCAGCCGGCAGTGCTCGTCGAGCCGCAGTTTCTCGCGGGCCTCGCGGGCCTCGCACCAGTCGGCGCAGGCCAGTGTGCGCTCCATCGTGACGGGGCGGGGCCGGCCCAGCGAGAACAACTCGACGCGCTGCACGATGATGTCCCCTGTGATCAGGTGGCGCAGGCCCCAGTAGGTCGGGTCGCGCCGGACCGGGCGCTTCGAGGCCTGCGGCAAAGTCGTTCCCGCACGCAGGTTCATCCGGGACAGGGTTTCGGTCAGTCTCATGTTTGGATTCCTCATCTCGCACGTCTTATCAGCAGTGCCAGGCGCAGCGCCTCCGCCCAGGCGTCCACCATCAGCTCGCGGGCCGCGTCCCCGTCGTGGCGGCGGAACTCAGACAGGTCCGGCGCGGCGGGCCGGCCCGAAAGCTCGTCAGCGTGCAGAAACTCCTCCTGCAACGCCATCAGCCACAGCCGGAGGCCGGGAGTCACCGCCACGGGGGCGGGGGAGGCCAGGGCGGCGACGGGCAGGAACAAGGACGGCTCGGGCGCGGGCATCAGGCTGGGCATCTAAGTGGCCCTCGCCGCAAGAGCGGAGGGCTTGATGGGCGCGCAGGGATTGTAGCCCTCCCACGTCATCCAGGCGTAGCCGCTGGCCCCGGTCGTGTCACGCCGGACCTGGGCGGTCACCCGCCCGAGACTGCGCCCGCACTCGGCACACACCTGGTCCCTGAGCAGGATGTTGAGCGCCCACACCCAGGCGATGCGGCAGCTGTCGCACTGGCCCTGCCGATGATTGTTTGCGCTGCTGATCATGGGGTTGCCTCACTTCCAGTCGCTCGGGTCGAAGCCGGAGACGATGGGCCGCGCCGCTGCGGACCGGGCCGCTTCCGCCCGCTCGGCCCTTTCCACGTCCGCCGCCGTCAGGATCACCGCCCGCGCCGCCGCCGCGTGGTAGTCCTCGCGCATGGCCCTGAGCGCATCCGCCACGGTCCGGGGCCGGCTGATGACCGTGGTACTCACTGCCGCGACGAACGCGCCCTTTCGGGTCCGAATGCCCGTCCCCAGCACGACGGCGAGCTCGACCATGTGCTTGCACACGCGGGGGCGGTGCGTGTGGTCCGGGCAGTTGCACTCCGTGACGGTGCCGGAGGCGGTGTGCAGCGCATACTCCTGGCAAAACTCCATCTCGCCCGCCTCGCCGAGAAACGACTTGTAGCACCCGTACACGTCCTCGCCCGTGGCGGCGGTGAACTCGAAGGCGTAGGCGTTCTCGCCGAAGATCGTGGCCGCGCCGGCCCGCTCGGGGAGCGGCTGGCCGTGCGGATAGAGCCGGGGCGGGTTGACAGTTCCGGCAGAAGCCGGGTAAGATGTTTGGGTCATCGGAAAAACCTTTCTTGGTTTGGTAGCGGCCTCTTCGTCTTCAGCGAAGGGGCCGTTATTTTTTTGCTGTCTCGGCACGGACTTCGCCCGTGGCGACGCCAATCAGAAAAGCGTCTTTGACTGTCAGCTCCTGGCTCTTGTTGGTCTTCCTTGAAAAGTTGCTGGCGTCCATTCCCCGCTTGGCGGCGACTGTTTTGACCTGTATGTTGTGTGCATCCAGGAAACCCTGAAAATACACGGCGAAGCCGTTGCCGCTCCCTGCTGCCTCCAT